ACTGGAGGAGACTACTTCAGCAATCGCCGCGTCAGCGAAGCCTAGCCTAGATAGGAAATGGTTTGCTCACGCACCTAAAGAAGGCAAACAGGTTTTACCCGAGACAATCCGCAGGGCAAAAGCGCAATCGGCTAGTCTCATATCTCGCAACTAATTGTAGTTGCGCAGTAACTTAAAGTAGTAGAGGATCATTATTATGAATTTGGCACAGTTGATTGCGCGCCGGGAGGAACTGGAGACGATTAACCAGGGTTTCCTTGCTCGCTTGGAAGGTGGGGAAGAACTCACCGACGAAGAAGTAACTCAGCTGGACGCTAATGTGGAGGAGTTCGACTCCTTGTCTGCTCAGATCGAGCAGCGCGAACGCATTAACGCCCAGACTGCCACTCTGGCGGAGCCTCAGGGTCGCCGCACTGCTCCTGCTCCGGTAGCAGGTACCAGCTCCCCTACTACCCGGGTTGGCCCGGGCGTTCGTCGGGCTATGAATAACGGTACACAGGGATTCGACGACTTTGGTCAGTTTTCCCAGGCTATTATTCATGCAGCTGTTAACCCTTCGGATGTAGACGCTCGTTTGCTCGCCGCTGGCCAGGGTAACCAGGTTGGTGTAGGTGCAGATGGTGGCTACCTTGTTCCCCCGGACTTCCGTGAGATCATCATGGAAAAGGTCACTACCGAGGATTCGCTGCTTGGACGTACCGATGGTCTGCAGACTTCCGCCAATACTGTTACGATCCCGAAAAGCTCTGTAGAGCAGTGGGGCGCTACCGGTGTGCAGGGCTACTGGACGGCTGAAGGTGGAGCGATTACGAAGTCCAAGGCTGCATTTGGTCAGACTGCCCTTCAGGTTCAGAAGTTGGCTTGTTTGGTTCCTGTTACCGAGGAACAGATGGAAGATGGTCCACTGATCGACTCCTATCTGCGCCGTAAGGTTCCGGACAAGCTGGACTGGATGATCTCCGACGCCATTATCAACGGCGACGGTGTAGGCAAGCCTCTGGGTATCCTCGACGCTACTGCCGCTGGTACCTTGGCCTTGACTCGTGTAGCTTCCGCTGCCGAGGTTGTCCTTTATGAGGATGTCCTGGCTATGTGGGGTCGTTGTTACGCTCCCTGGCGTGGGAACTCCATCTGGTTGATTAACCCTGCTGTCGAAGAAAAGCTGAACGCTTTGGCTTTTGATGCAGGTGCTACCAACCCAGTACCGGCCTACATGCCTGCAGGTGGGCTGAGTGCCTCTCCTTACGGCACCCTGATGGGTCGTCCGGTAGTTCCGCATCAGGCTTGCCAAGCTGCTGGAGCGAAAGGCGATATCATCCTGGCGGATATGAACCAGTATCTGACCGTTACCAAGGTAAATGGCATGAGGACTGACGTCTCTATGCACATCTACTTCGATACGGATGAGCTGGCCTTCCGCTTCATCATGCGGGTGGGCGGTGAACCTTGGTGGGATGCAGTTATCGACGCCAATAACGGTACATACGACCAGGCTGCTTTCGTAACACTGGCGGCAGGCTCGTAAGGGTAGCTCATCCCTAAGTGTGTAACTAAGCCCGGGACAGATAATTCCGTCCCGGGCTTTTTTCTAAGAGGTAAGTTATTATGGAAACTACAAATAGAGATTTGACTGAATTGTCTAACCTCTCCAGTGGTGGCTTTGGTACTGGGGCTATCGACTCCGATTGGATTGATATGTCCGGTAACTCGAAGTGTCATGCGATTATTGATACTGGTGCTCACGCTTCAGAGCAGATTACGGTAGCAGCGTTACAGGCTACGAGTGCGGCGGGTGCAGGTGCGAAGGCTCTACCTAATCAGGCAGGCTATTCAAAGTTTGGTGGTCTTAACTTTATTCGGTGGGATGGTGCAGCAGACTTTCTTATCGACTGGACTACTGCGGGTATCGCAGTTATCGAGTTCGAGATTGCTACGATGGATATCAATAACGGGTTTAAGTTTCTCCAGATAGGTCTTACGGGATCGACTGCTCGGGAACAGGCCGTGGTTATCCTCCCTATGGGTGGCCGTACTGTATTCTAAGTAGACAGTGTCGGACTTAAACTTTGACTTGCCTGATCTAATGAACCCCGAAACGGGGGGAATGGGCTCAGGTGGAATTGTTCTAAGCCCCTATGTAGATTTAAAGGGGTTCTTCCGTTGCCACGTCGTAATAACTCTAGATGCGGTAGCGGAAACTATTACCATAAATCCGTTGCAGGCTACAGATGCAGCGGGAGCAGGAGCCAAGGCACTAAATATCCCCCGGGTGTATACGAAGTTTGGTAGTGAAAAGAACTTCACCCCGGTAGCGGTAAATGCAGACTCTTATGTCATAACCCCGGCTACTGCGGGGATAGTAGTAGCAGAATTTGATGTAAGTACGTTGGATGTGAATAACGGGTTCCAGTTTCTCAGAATGAGGGCAGTAGGTTCTACACTTCGTAAGATCGCTAATACGATGTACCCAGCAGGTGGTAAGGTTCGGCGAGTGGCACCCCTTATAGACCCTAATCAGGTTTTCCCGTATGGGTTCCTAGAAAGTGAGTGGGATGATCCGGGTTCTATAGGAGCAGGTTGGTCCATAGTATCCCCAGAAGCGCATTCAGACGGTGCGGATCAGTCTAATATGGAATCTGTGGGACTTTCGGTAGATGAAGGGGATCAGTTTCAGGTTAATATGGAACTCTATGATTACGTAGCTGGACAGTTTCGGTTCTTCATTCAAGGTCAGGGATCAGCTACCATTTTAACAGATAACGGATTCATAGATGAAGTTATAACCGCTGGTGCCCCCACGTCTTATACATATAGATGCAGGGCAGCTACCGTGGGTAGTGCTAACGATTATAAGATACGGGGTCTTTCAGTAGTAAAATTACCATAGGTGGAAAGGAGTGAATCATGTTAATACGGTTTAGTGAAAAAACAGAACTAATGGGTTGCTTCTTTGAAGAAGGGGAAACCTATGATGTTCAGGAACGTTTGGCTACGAAATATTGTACCCAGATGGGTATAGCGATCCCTGTAGAAGCTGCGGATGAAGGTAAAGAGATACTACCGAATCCAATGGCGGATTACAAGTTTCCGGAGCCCAGGAAGCGTAGGGAGGAATCCCGTAAAAGGGGCAAGCGTTCCTTTCCCAGCTCCCGGGTAGCGCCTACGGAGCCTGCTACAGCGGCTTCAGAGGAACCCCCGAAGAAAACCCCTCCCCCGGAGGCTAAACCCGAGGCTGCCCAGGAGGCTCCCGAGAAGGAGACCGAAGCAGAAGTGGAGGAGCCGGTGAACGAGGATCCAGCTTATGCCGTTAAGGGTCGCGGTGGGCCGTGGTTTGATGTAATTGATACGGCACTGGGTACCGCTATGAACGAGAAGCCTTTGAAGAAGGCTGATGCCGAGGAGTTAATGAATGCGCTCATTTCCGAAACTACTAGCGCGACTGACGGGGAGTAGACAACGCACGCCCACCTATGGGCGTTCTCCTTGGGATTATACTCAAGCTGGGTCTAGCTTATCGCCTGACTCCGCACTCACTTTGTCGGCAGTATGGAGATGTACCAACTTCATAACTCAGGCTATCTCTACCCTACCTTGGCAAACTCGCCAGCTATCGTACTCGCAGGACGGGAGACCCTCATCCAAGATATTACCAGACCATCCGGTATCCCGGGTGCTTCGTACCAGTTCCAGTCCGGAGACTTCTGCTTTTACTTTCCGGGAGTGTATGTATGCTTCTGCACTTAATTGGGGAAACGGTTACGCAGAGATAGAGCGGGACGGGGCAGGACGGGTAGTCAACCTTTGGTTTATCACTCCAGATCGGGTAGAGGTAAAACGTAACCCGATTACTCAGGAAATCTATTATGAGATCAAAGATACCGACCAGGGCCCAGTTGAACTCGCATCTAAGGATATACTGCATCTCCATGGCCTTGGTTTTGATGGGCTTATCGGGTATAGTACTATCGCTTATGCTGCTCGCACGATGGGGCTTAACATGGCTCTGGAAGACTATGGGTCGTCTTTATTCGGTAATGGTGCTACACCTTCGGGGGTTCTCTCGCATCCCGGGAAGCTCAATAAGTCAGCTAGACAACGGCTTAGGGAGTCTTGGGACGAACTTCTCAAAGGGCCAAAGAAGGCTCTCAAAACTGTCGTACTTGATGAGGGGTTAGTTTGGACACCTACTAGCCTTCCTAACGACTCTGCTCAGTTCCTAGAGTCCCGGAAGTTTTCAGTAATTGACGTATGTCGTTGGTATGGTGTACCGCCCAATAAAGTTTTTGATTGGGATAAGTCCACATATAATAACTTTGAGCAAGCTAATCGTGAAGTTATTATTGATACGTTACTCCCTTGGATACGTCGGTTCGAGCAGGAAGTTGATCGCAAGTTACTAGGGAATAACTATAATGGCAACTACTCCAAAATGGAGGTGCGCGAATTATTGCGCGGTGATCCAAAATCTCGGGGGGCTTTCTACCTTGATATGTTTCGTATGGCCTCATTGTCCCCTAATGAAGTTAGGCACTTTGAAGACCTCAACCCCATCGAAGGGGGAGACCGCTACTTTATCCAAGCTAACAACCTAGTTCCTTTAGATCGTATTGATGATTTGGATCGTATTGCGTCTCAGGGAACCCCTACCGTAACTACTGGAGGGGGTAATGAGGACGAGGATGAAGAAGGTGAATTGGAAGCCTCTCTTGACGCTATGTTAGCGATAGATAACGATACGCAATTACAAGCGTTCGTCCACGAATTGGTATCACATGAACTAGAGGTTCCCGCAAATGGGTAAAACCACTCAAACTCTCGCAAAAATTATGTCCCTAGTCCCTCGGTTAGTGAGGGCAGAAATCAATAATTTAGAACTGCCTAAAGGTGAGACCGGCACAGACGGTACTCCCGGCGCAGATGGACCAAGAGGTGCTAGAGGGCAAAAAGGAGATATCGGGATTGGGGTTTCCAATGTAGTTGTCGATGAGGGGGAACTGATTGTTACCCTTACGGACAATACTATTTATCCAGTAGGCAAAGTAATTGGCCCCCCGGGAGAGACTGGGGCACGTGGCACTACTGGAGAACAAGGTGAGCCAGGTATCCCGGGGGAACCGGGTGCTGTTGGGGAACAGGGGACTCCAGGGGTTCCTGGCGAACGAGGCGA